GATTTAAAATTTGACAACTCACCTCATTTTTATTCCAGAAACGGAAGAGGTATGCCTATCCCTACAGCATTTAACTCCAGCTCCACTGTAGAACCTTCTGCTGTGTCTGCTTTAAATGTTAACTCTAGAGAGTTTATACCTTTAGGATTTAATTTTTCATCTGGAGATTTTTATTCTACCTCTGGTGATACTAGCGCAGTTTACGATGCTTCGAATGATTTGGCAATGTCAGGAATGGCTATAAGGTACTTAGGAACTCCTGAACAACCAGGAACTGAATACTATTTGCCTGGAGGAGAAGCTGCTCGTTCTAGTAAACTGCATTCAGAAGCAACATTCTTTCAAATACCTGTATCTTCAACTTTCCCTTGTAGAGCACCTTTTGGCAATCCATGTGATGTTGTTATAAGTAGAAATGAGATTCCTCCTTTTAAAAGAGTTTTAATTAAACATTTAATTCAAAGAGGTGAAACAGACTCTTTCGATGATGAGGTATTGGACAGATTCGCTTTTGGAAGTGATGTCCACTCTGCTTACTTTGACTATGTTCAATATTTTAATAAAGCTTTTAAATTGTTTAAAGTTGACGAGTTTATTGATGGAGAGTTTTTCAGAGATAAGAACTACGGAGGAAGGCGTATAGCCTCACATATTTATGGACCTGTATTATCTAACTACCATCTAACGTACGGAGGTAGGTTAAATTTAGATAATATATCAACTCAGTCTGCGTATGTAACGAATACGGTAGATACTATAGCTTTCTATCCTCATTGGAAATATATTTTTAATAACCCTAGTATGGATGGTAAAAAATATATATCCGCTAGTGGTATCGAGTATGACCTCAGTTCTTCAGTGTTAAATTCAGTTACAGATATACCTACCGAATCTTACTATGATGATGTTAAATATTTGCATACCTCTGGAGAGTATTTTAGAGTTTGTAAAACTGCTTTAGAAAACGTAGACCTTGTAGGAAAAGCTGCGCAAGGAACCGAATCTTTTGTCGTTGTTAATGAAGCTAGTAGTGTATACGCTGCCGATAGCGGTAGCACAGAAGGACATATAAGTGTGTCGTTATTTAACCAAGATAACTTTAACGACTCCCTAGATGAGACTGCATCTCTTAGATTTTCTTTAGACGGCAATAAAAACTTTATAAAGAACGGTGAGTTTAAATATTTACCTTCAACTAGTGGCAGTGAGTATGGAGTTGATTATACTTCGTCTTTAGCGGGATGGGAATTAATTCATCATGACGATACACCCACCGCATATACTGGAGGCACGAACGCTGGAGACATCGTAGTGTCATCTATATCAGGAGCAGGCGACCGACTTGTAAGATATGTAACAGCTACCGCCTCAGGTCCAGGAGCTGAGTTTTCTTCTGACTCCTGTGTTCTTAGAACTTCTAATAAAGGTGTAAGAGCTATAAAAGGTTTAATACCTGGAAAATCATACACCCTTTCAGTCTCTTATCAAAACTTAGATTCTGATTGTAGTGGTGTACGGTATAATCTCAGAAACCTCAGCGCAAAAGAAAGAGGTCAAGTTTCAGACTGGAACGGCTCCGCTTGGATTACTGCAGCTTCAGCCTCAGTGCCAGTATTACCCGCATCAACTTCTATGATTACGTCTAAAGTAGATGTATCGGTAAGCAGCGGTTTCTTAGTCTCTGATGAATATAGATTAGATTTATATTTCCAAGGAAACGTAGCAGGAACACCTGGAAGTTACGCTAGTGAACTTTGTACAACTAACGTAAGTGCGGTAAGCTTAGTAGAGGCTAACAGCTCTAACCCTAACAACCTATTACCGGAAAGAAGCTACGAGATGACCATCAGAGCTAAAAGTAAATATCTAAGCAATTCTTTAGGTGTTCGAAAGGATACAGACCCTGTACCAGAATTAGATTTTACTAATTACGCTGATAAAAATTTACATCAATTCTTCTATGACATTTATAGTAATGAGTGGAGAAACTTAGACAAATCAAATCAAACTTGGAATACAATTCCAATGACCAACTTTAAAAGAGAGTTTGATGAGTCCGGGAATGAGACAGGTTGGTTAACTACCACCGTTACTATTAACACTAAGAACAATTCCACTAGGTATGACAAATCCAATACTACTTTCGTAAGACACGGAAGCAAACCTCACAATGTTAATACTGCGTACTACATAGAGTTTGTAAAAGCTAACGCATCAGATGAAACTGATAGTTTTATTACTATTGATTCAGTAGCTTTACGTGATACTACTTACACTTCAATAGCTAATGAATATGAAATAAATGATTTAAAAATTATATTTTCTCACTTTGATTTGATGGCTAATGGAAAACAATCTAGAGACTATGCTCACTCTTATTTAATTTACGGAACTAATGGAGGTTCTAGAGATACTTACATTGAAGCTGTGGGAGGTTCCCATTTAGGGATTACAGACCCAGCACCTCACCCATATGGTCAAGGACTATTATACGATTTATCAGACGACTAATGAAAGGACATATTGAAATTTATCATAGAGGACCTTCAAAGAACGAATTAATCTTTGAAGAGCATAATATGATTGTAGATGGAGCTGGAGAACATGTGGTTGATATATTAAGTTTAAACCCAGAACCTTCCTCATTAGACCAACAAAAATGTTTTTCTACAGCTGCATCTTCTTTAGGTGTTAAAGCTATTACATTAGGCTCAGCTAAAGAAAATTTTAGATATAGGTCTTCTAGGTATTTAACAGCAACCCTAGCATCAGGAACCACAGTCGGAAGATTATATAATCTTGAACCTAGAATACAAAACTACACATTCTCCGGAACAGGACCTAATATGTTACAAGCTATTGGAGCATCGGCTCTTGATAATAATTATTTTTTGAGTGGTTCTAGTTATTTAACAAATACTAATTTTGAAGATTATGTATCTCCTCCTCCTGGAGCTGGAAATGCACAGGAAGCTAAACAGATTAAACTTGCAGATTTTGCAGGTTGGACAGAGTACAGCCCTATAAATGATTCCACAGCACCGAATGATAATATAGATTTTGCCTCAACTAGTGATGGAAGCGGAAGCGTCAGATATGCAACATCATCACTTAACTTAGGTCTCGACCAGAAGTCCACAACATATGTTGATTTAAGGGCTTCTTCTACTAATCTTTTAAATCAAACTGCTAAAGCAGCTGCTTACATAGAACAAAAATTTAAAATTCCTGTAGAGGAAACTCACTTAGTTAATGGAGTTTCAGTAGATAGAAAAGATTTATATCCGGATGGTTATAACTTATCCTTCTGGTGCAAATCAGAACATGCTAGTGCTCAAGACTTGCAAGTAGAACTACGAAGCTCTACTGGAAGAACGTACGCGTTTAGCGGTAACGCAGGAGACCACTCAACTTGGATTTTAAATCCTAATGAAGCCTTACCTTTGAAGGTTGCTAAATCAGCTGATTGGAAGTTTGTAACTATACCTGTTAATTTTTATGAGTGCAATGACGAGTTACAATCTGAACTCACAGTTAGATTCCTAGGAAATGGCACAGGCTCTAACTTTCAAAGTTGGCATATAGCAAGCCCTTCGTTTGGTAGAATACCAGGATTAGAAGCTCAGTATACAAATGCAAGCTCCTACGTTCATAGGTTATCTACAAGTGCACTTACCTGTAGATTACAACATAACGGATTTCAGTTTAACCACCCTCAATTTGTTCAAAAAGTTAGCGGGTTAGAATCTGGAAAATCATACTCATTTGTAGTCCGATATAAAAATCACGGTAGCACCGTAGCTCCAAAAATTGAACTTCTTCAGAATAATTCAATAGATGATGATTTTTCCGACTACGATTATTATAATTTTACAACATGTAAATGGGAACAAGCGAACTCTTTAGGGTATCCTTCAACTGAAGCTCCTTACACTCTACCTGTCTCAACTTCGGAAGTAACCGAAACAATAGGTCCGATTAATGGAGTAAGTGCAAACGATGTTTACATTAGATGGACCCATAATACTAAAGACCAGTTAAATGTATCTGATAAAGTAGGTTTAGATATTTATGAAGTTAAGTTTGTAGATAATGCACATATACTTTATCAAGGAGCTTACGACGATACAAACTACACTGAAGATTTAGAAGATAATACTATATTTGTAAAATCTCCTGTTATTAAAAACTCTACAAGAAATTTAAATTACGCTTCGAAAGGAGCAGTCAATGTACAGAGTAATGTATCAGGTTCAGAATATTACGCTAAGTTTGATTTTAAAGAAGACACTTCAGGAGGCAGGTACGATATAACTCACACGATGACTCATGAAGAATTAGCTCCTTTGTCGGGAGATTACCTACATTACGCGTTTAAATATCAAAACACATCAGGTGTAAACGGTATTGAGGTAGAAGTTAAAGTACATGATAAAGGTAAAACCTTTACGTTTGGAAACGACGCTAGTAGTTGGATTAACACTACTGACTACCTAGGTGCCTGGACTAACCCTGTTGATTCTCCCGGAACAGCAATGGAGCAACATATTGGAGCTATTAGACTTGCAGAATATTTTTCTCCTGGGATACCAATAGGTAGGCATTTTTCAAATGATGCTATTTATGAGTTTAAGATTACACCTTATGACAGTAAGGATACTTCCGGGAATTACACTTTAGAAGCTGACTCATCTATTCATTTATCAGACATTAGATTTTACAGAGCTAATACAGACTCTTCTGTCAGTTCTTTTACTCCTGAGTCTCCAAGCCCTATGGACATAACTGTACAGACTAGCTCTATAGGACACGAAAGGCAGGGACACTTTTTAAATTATATAAGTTTTTCTGGAGCAGATGAATATACACATATGGATTTTGAGGATATAATCCAGCACGGATGTTATATCCCTTCAGGTGGGATATACATACCAGGAACTTCTTTTGGATATACTCATCCTGGAAATAGAGCCAATGATATGTCAGGAGCTATAGTAGGCAAACTTAATGACACTAGTTCTGTAAATAGCGAAGGTTACATATTAGAAAGTAGAGTAGCTCGAAGCTCTCAAGTAGAGGGAGATCCC